ATGTATCTTGAAAAAATGATTCCAAGAGACCAAATTCAAGAAGCAGTTAATAATACACAGGCTAAAAGAATTATAGAAAAGGTTAAAGAGTTGGTATCTATTGATGAAGATTTTATTTCGGATACTATTCGTGATGCATTACAGGATGGTAAGAATCGTATAGATTCACTTACTCATGAACTTAATGAAGCAATTAAATCTAATATTCAAATTAATCAAGATTTTAAAAAAACAAAATCGTTGTTAATATTAGAACAAAAAACTGCTGATTTTGATGATAATAAAAGATGTTATGTTATGAGGGTACTTAATGAAAAGTCCCCTGAAGAAATCGAAGAAAATTTCGATTATGTTGTTGAGATGTTCGAGCGTGATGAGGCTGATGAGGCTAAAATTCTTACTGAACAAGCAACGTCTAAGGTTAAATCTAACACAATTGATACACCAGTAGACGATACTAAGACAGAGGATATTATCACGGAAACAACAGTTGTTTCTACAGAACAGAGACATGTTGCCGGATATCTAAATATGTTAAAAGAACAAGATGGGTAACACCACTTGTTTAAACTAAAAAAGAAAAGGAGAATATAATTCCATGATTAAACCTGGACCAAATTATATTAATAAAGATAGAGCAAGCGAACTTGTTGCAAAGTGGGGAGAAATTCTTAATTATGAATCCCCTAGTGTAAAGGCTATTACTGATGACCATACACGTCTAAATACTGCTATTCTTCTTGAGAACCAAGAGCATTGGTGTCTTACAGAAGCTAACGTAGGTTCAGACGGCGGTGTTTTTGGTACAACCCTTCAGGGTACACCAGGACAGGGTGGTAGTGTTGGTAATTCTGACTTCTACGCACAAGGTGACGCTCGTTTGCCAAAAGTATTGATTCCTATGATTCGTAGGACGTTCCCAGAACTTATTACGAATGAAATTGTCGGCGTTCAGCCAATGAGTGGACCTGTTGGTCTTGCTTTCGCATTGCGTTACAAGTATCAGCAAAACTCTCTTGGTCAAGTTGGTTCCTCTGGAGCACAACAATACCAAGACGGTGGAACAGTCCCTGACCATGCATACGGTTTGACTAACACTGGTGGTGCCATGAACTTTAGTGGCGTTACTGGTTGGGGTACAAACTCGGATGAAATGGGTTATCAGAACCTTGATACCAGATTTACTGGTACATCTTCTGCTGGTCTTAGTGGTCTTGGATCATCGGGTTCAGACTTTGACTTCATCGGTGAAGATGATGGTGTCGCAGACATTTTGGCTAACTTCGAATTTACTAGCATGATTCCTCAGATGGAAATCTCATTCGAGAAGACCGCTGTAGAAGCTGGTACCCGTAGATTAGCAGCCAAGTGGAGTGTAGAACTTGAACAAGATATCCGTAATATGAACGGTATTGATATTGATGCTGAAATGACTAACGCTATGAGTTATGAAATTCAGGCTGAAATTGACCGTGAAATGATTATGCGTATGGTTCAAGTAGCTCTTAACGCTGGCGTAAACCAAGGTTATTCACTTTGGTACGCTGCATGTGCTGACGCTCGTTGGCTTGGTGAACGTAACCGTGACTTTTATGCCAAGGTTATTGTTGAAGCGAATAGAGTAGCTATTCGTAACCGTAGAGGTGCTGCTAACTTTATAGTAGCAACACCACGAGTATGTGCCATACTTGAAATGATGCCCGACTTCAAGTTCATGGATGTTAATGGTAACGTTAACACGCAACCTGTTGGAATTGCTAAGGTAGGTTCAATAGGTGGTCGTTTTAGTGTTTATCGTGACACACGTACAGAGTCGCAATGGATGATTGGTAAACGTGCCAATTTGGAATATGCTCTGTTAGGTTACAAAGGATCAGAGTATTATGACACTGGTATTATTTACTGTCCATACATTCCGGTTATGATACAGCGTACAATAGGACCTAATGACTTTGCACCAAGAGTAGGCTTGCTTACTCGTTATGGTGTAGTAGATAACTTGTTTGGCGCAGATTTGTACTACCATGTTATAATCTGTAAGGGTCTTGGACAATCATTTGCCCCAGGATCTGCTCATACATATCTATAAGTCTATTAACGTCTTACAGAGATTGTAAGTATATTAAATCAGGCACCTCAAAAGGGTGCCTGATTTTTTTGTTGATTTTTAATCCAGGTATGATATTATATAAATATGAAAAAAAGAAAAAATAAAACTAAAAGCAAAAAAATAATATGGGAAAATAGAATTAACGTTAAAAATTGTAAAGAAAAAGATTATTGCGATTGTCCATATTGTGCAATTGGAGTTCATTGTATGCATGAAGATAGTGAAGATGGAGATTGTATAGAAGAAAGTTGTCCTCGTTTTAATGGTAAACTAGGATAACCTTATGTTTTCAGCAAGAATGATCTTTAAAGGATAATTATGTCAAACGAAAAAACATTTACTATTGAACAAATACGATACTATCTTACGGGAAATTTGTTAAACAAATTTATTAATGGTGTATACACGGACGAGAATTCTTCTAATGATTCACTAAAAAATGCTATAACAGAACTTGAAGACTATGAAGATGGTATTGACGCTGTTTGTGAACGTAGAGATTTTTAAAAGAAACTTTGGAAACCGTTTATAATAACATGGAAGTCTCCTAGAATGTTATGGGTCATATCTGGTAATAGAATGAACTACCCAACGACTAAAGATCGTTGGGTTTCTATAGGATAGTCCCTACCCTTTTTGAAACTCATTTTTGTAAACGCAAAGTCTTTAATGTTCTGAGCGGCGTTAATGTCTCTATCATGATGAGTATTACATTTTTGGCAAGTCCACTCTCTTTCATCTCTTCTTAACTCATGATATATATTGCCGCAAACAGAACAAGTTTTACTGGATGGTTCAAATCTTCCTATTTTAATGAAGTTCTTACCATACCAATCCGACTTATATTGAAGTAGTCTGGTAAAATTATACCATCCCATATCTCCAATAATTCTGTTTGTTGGCTTCTCATTATCCCTTTGCATTTTTTTAATAGATAAGTCTTCAATACAAATCGTCTCTACTTGGCTATCGTGAGTCAACCTATATGATAACTTATCCAGAAAATCTTTACGCTGTCTACCTATTTTAGCATGTAGTTTACTTATTTGCTCTTTTTTAGAAATATAACAAGTAGACCACTTTGTTAGTTTCTCTAGTTCTTGTTGATGTTTTGCTAACTTATCCTGAGCCTGCTTAAAGAACCTAGGAGATTCTACCTTTTCACCATTATCAAACGTAGTAAATGTTTTAACTCCAAAATCAATACCTATCGCTTTATCTCTTTTCATTTCTGGTTTAGTTGGCAATTCTATGTTTTGCTCTACTAAAATAGATACATAATACTTATCAACATGTCTGGAAGCCGTACATTGTTTGATTTCTCCGTCAAACTCTCTGTCGAAGATACATTTTAGTCTATTATCGCTATTCTTTGTGTTTATGAATTTAGGGATATATAGACGTTTCTTGTCAAAATCTACTCTTATTGATTTAGGTTCAGGAATAGTAAAGGAGTGCTTATTATTCTTTTTAGACTTAAACTTAGGAAAACTCATATTAGACCGAAAGAAATTAGTATATGCATTATCAAGATGCCTGACTGTTTGCTGTAATGATTGGCTTCCTACTTCATTAAGCCAATCATATTTTTCCTTGAGAGGCTTGAGTTCATTTGCTAGTTCGCACCAACCTATAGTTTTCTTTGTTTTCTTATAATACTCTATCTTTCTTTGAAGAAAATAGTTATATATGAATCTATTGGAACCAAAATGTTTTTCAAGCAAAACTCTTTGGTTTTTGTTTGGATATAATCTATATTTATATGCTATTAGTTTCATTCTACCAATCTACTTCTATAACTATTTAGTCTTTTCCTTCTTATTTCTTTGATTATTTTTAAGTATTTTTAGTTGTCGCTTACATCCACGACACTAAAGATGTCGTGGTTTTACGCTCCACTGTATAAAACTTAAAGGGCGAATTTTTACCCCGTTGAGAGAAGATCAAATTGACGAGTTTTGGGATTGGATTGATAATTTAGATTAATTAGTAAGTATATCAGTTAATATTTCTTGGGCTGGTTCATAATCATTATCAATAGCTTTTCGTAACCAAGCAATAGCAGTTTTTTTATCCTTTTGTATACCAGAACCAGAAAGATATGCAAATGCGAGTTCTACCATTGCTGGACTATAGCCTTGTATTGAAGCATTATTAAAATATGTAACAGCTTGTTCCATATTAGGAATCACCCCAATTCCTTCCTTATATATCATACCAAGGTTGTATGTGGCTAATATACTACCACTGTTAGCAATGTTTTTTGTTAAAGATATTAATGGGGTATAATTGTTATTTGAGGCATCTTCTAAACAATAAAAAACATTACTAAAAAACCATTCTAGTTTTTCGGTAACGTTTTTACCTTTAAACTTTATATCTATTGATTTTTTTACGTTTTTCTTTGGTTTTTTAGTATTCATTTAGCTATCCTTATTATTAATTATATTATATCACGTTTTTTAGCAAAGTCAAATTATCATAATTACGGTAAAATGGGTAAATATTTATATAATGACTACATGTAATCCAAATTGTAAAGTATTAGGACAAGCTGTTATAGGTAATAGTTTTATAATAGGTTGTGTACAATGTCCAACATCAACGTTTTCGGTTGGTGCTAGAAAATGTGGTGGTATTGGTGAAGTAAAACTTTATAAGAAAAAATTTCAAAAAATAGGCATTATTGATAGATAAATAAAGGAGTGTTATTATGTTATTAGTAGGATTGCAAGATTGTCCAGGATGTAAACTTATTCATGAAAAATATCCAAAGGTACCTTATGTAGAAGTACCAAGACTAGTAGAAAATGCTGATAAGGATGTTTTTGAAGTGAAAAAAGCTATTGGTAGATTAGGAGTAACTGAATTTCCGGTATTAATTAATGATGCAATGAATAGAATATTATCATTGTCACTTATAGACCCCTCATTAAAATGAAAAGTAACGATACAAAACGTTTAGAATATCTTTATGGTGCAATTAGTAATGCATCAACTGATCATCGTAGCTTGATTTTTGAAAACACAGAAGAAGTTGTTTTAAAAGAAGAAATTGTTAATGTGTTAGGAATGGATAATGCTAAGAAGTTGATTAGGTTAATTAAAAATGAAATTCCTACATGTAATGATGATATTTGTAAACAACGTTTAGAAAAAGAATCAAATATACTTATTACTGATATAAAAAACAATGTAGATAATAATATGATACAAAGAACCCTTTTTCAATATAAAGAAATACCTATGTTATCACAAGTTAAAATGCTTTATAACATACTTAAGCTTGCCTAATGGATTTAAACCGATTATATATTAATTTTAATGCATTGTCTATTCCTACACAATGGCAAATGACAAAAGCAAAACGTGCATATGTTAAAACGCATCCGGTTTGTGCTGTTTGTGGTAATACAAAATATTTAGAAGTGCATCATTGTTTACCCGTACATAACTTTCCAGCGGTAGCTTGTGATCCAAACAATTTTATTACATTGTGTGATGGTCCTAACAATTGTTCATGTCATAAATACCAAGGACATTTTGGAAATTTTAAATCATGCTATAATCCATATATTAGAGAATATGCTATTATTAGTAGACTTATGATGATATATAGTGGTAATAAATCGCTTATAACTGATACTAAACAATTGATACATGAGTTTGCAAGAGCAAAAAAAATGTCTATTGAATTGTTTTTGTTACGTAGTAATACGTTAATAGATATTAATGCTTTGAATACCAATCAAAAATAGATGCGTCAAGCATATCTACTTTTGTTTCATCGCCTATTCGTGCTATTAATATAGATCCAATATCGTTTGTTAGGTTATTAATCCCAAACCATGTGTTTTTTGGTATTTTAATTACTTTACCATCAAATCCTGAAATAAAAAATTGATTAAATTTATATGCAGTGCCATGTTCATATGGTATTACAATTCTAAAATCACCTTCAATTGCTGTAAACATAAACAAACACGTATATCTAAAAAAAGCATCTACAATATTTCCCCAATATGATTTTATACAAATACTATCATAATTATTTTTACTTAATAGCTCTGGAATATGTTTTCCAGTATCATCTGTAAATGCTCTTTCATAAAACACAGTAACTTTAGGTTCTTCATTCATCTAAATTGGTATTATCTCCTTCTAAGAACTTTTCTGTTTTGTCCTGTTCAGTATCTTCTTCGTTACATGGTACGTTTATAATGTTTTTATTCTTTTCTAAAAATTTATCTATTATTTCTTCTCTTGTTGCAATAAGAATATTAGTATTTCCTCTTCCACCAGTAAGTGATTTGTCGTTAGCTAACTCAAGTTGTTTAAGTTCTTTTAGTGTTTTTGATTTTTTGTTTTGAATGTTTATCTTATTAAGTGTATCGGCGGCACGAGCAACTGATGTAATAAGACCCGAAAATGCTATTAATTCTTCTGCTTCAAATCCACTAGCAATAGTTTGTTGTATTGCTTCTACAGTTTCTATTCCAGAATCTATTAGCGTACTAACCTTTTGTATAATATAATTGTTTATGTTATCATCATCAAGACTTAGTTTTTTAGCACTTGGTTGTTTGTTTAATGTTGATGTACATTCTTCGTTTTTAAGATCTTCTAGTATTTTATCTAAATCTTCGTCTGGCATATAACACTTCCTTTTAAATATTTATTAATTTTACCCAAAAAGGCTTATATTTATGGTGTTATTACAGTTTTATCTTAAATATATATTTTTTATATTGAATATCTATTGTTTTATGTTATTATATGAGTATGTTCGAGTTAGATTTACATGGTATTAAGCATATTATTGCTAGACAGTTGTTAGAAAAAACAATTAATAGACTGTGGGGCACAAATCAAGACCTTCATATCATAACAGGTCATAGTAATGATATGAAGAAAATTGTTATTGACCTTTTAACTGAATACAAGCTAGAATACACAATCGGAGACTTTAGTGGACAAAATACAGGCTTTATACGAACATATCTAGATTGAAAGGAATTATATGCCATATATTAAAAAAGATAAACGAGAAATAATGGATGCTGTTATTAAGAAAATGATCGATTGTAATGTTAAAGCTGATGGTGATTTAAACTATATTCTTTTTAAATTTTGTAAATATAATATAGAGCCAAGTTATAATAATTATAAGAATTTTTGTGGCGAATTAAGACAATGTGCTACAGAAATTGAAAGAAAACTATTAAGTGATTATGAAGAAACAAAAGAAAAAGAAAACGGTGTTATATAATGACTAACGATAGTATATCAGAATGTGGTTGGAGAGCGTTGCGTGGGATTGTATTGTTATGTGGGTTTTTGTGGGCGGCTATTATGGCAGCCTGTGCGGGACTAGAACAACAATGGACTAAAGGAATATATTTCATACTTATAATGATGATTGTTGATAAGGGCATACATAATTTATATATAGAAATAAAAAGAAAAAAAATAAACAAAAAGGAGAAACAAAAATGAAAAGAATGAAAATAGAAAAGAGAATATAATATGAAATTTGATAAAATAATATCTACAATGTTAACAGAAGATATAACAAATGATCAGTATAATAAAATGAAAGACTGGTTTGACAAAAGAACTAATAATCATATTAAGTTAGTTCAAAAATATTGTAAGAAAATTGAAGAATATGATCCACAAAAATTTATGGGATTAAGTTTACAAGCAAAACCACATGATCAAAGTAAATTTAAACAACCAGAACTTGATCCATATCTTTATATTTCATGGGATTATAAATGTAAAGACGATGGAGTAGCTTTTGATATTCCAGATGATATAAATGATAAAATGAATAAGGCAACTGAACATCACGTTAAGACAAATCCACATCATCCAGACTATCATTCCGATAAAGAAGTTAATTTAATTAATAGAGCAGATAGAGATAAACCACCAGCAGAAATTATTGATGCTACAAAAATGCCTATATTAGATGTTGCTGAAATGGTTGCCGATTGGTGTGCTATGGGCGAAGAAAAGGGTACACAACCAAAAAGTTGGGCTAATAAAAACGTAAATATACGGTGGAAATTTACTCCCAAACAAACAAAGTTAATATATGAATTAATACAGGCAATATTTTAAAAGAAAGGAACAAAGAATTATGCATGACCCAATGACAGTAGCTTTTGATATTAGGTATCCTTGGAAAACTAGATGTAAGATGGGGGATGGTTCTATAAAAAAAGGGAATTTTAGAAAACCTTTTATAACTATATGGCATGTTGATCCAGAGAAAGATGGGACTGATGATTCATGTGGATGGTTTTTAAGGGCAAGACATTTAGATAAAGATATTTTGAAAAAAATTGTTAATGATTTTGAATTTGAATGGGACCGTACATTTCGTCCTTCAGGATTTGATACAATAGACGGTCAGGTGCTTCTACACCTATACCAGCCCCCTGTTTATTCGTGTGGTTGGTTTCATCCTAATGGTGATCCTCATTTATCTCCAATAGGTATAACTGTAAATATGTTTTGGAGAGCAGCATATAATTGTCTTGGTTCTAAAAGGGCTAAAAAGTATATGAATAAAAATCCTTTTGGTATTATTCATTTCGCAGAGAATAATGTAGATTCTTTATATGATGGGATTATTAGAAAATTTGAAAAAGGATGTAATGAAGAATATACTAAAGAAGAAAGAAAAAAAAGAATTCATAGTATGGCTTCTTGTATATACGCTTATATTATGAGAGATGTTCGTCCTTGGTATAAACATCCTAAATGGCATATTCATCATTGGAGGGTTCAAATTCATCCATTACAAAAAACTAAAAGGTTGTTGTTTGATATATGTGATAAAAATAATAAAACCGAGGAAACGAAAGGAAATAATAAATGAAAAAAGAAAAGGAAATTAAATTAATAGAAATTGAATTAGATTTAGAGCAAGACATTATTGATCGTCTTATTGAACATGCAAAGAAAAATATTGTTAATGATAAACAAGCCTTGATTGATTGGTCTGTAAATGATATATTATTACAAATAGTAACTAACGCTAAAAACAAAGAAAAAGTAAAGAAAGCAACGAAAGTAAAGAAAGGAAAAAATAATGGCACACGTAAAAGTAACCGTTGAGGGTGTAGGTAATTTTGAAATTGATACAATTAAAGTTGATGAATTGGTTTCATGGTTATCATGTAACAAAGCAGTAAAAATTGTTAAAGATAATACAATTAGTGAAGTTAAAGACGATAAATATACAGGTCGTATTTTATTGAACGAACAGATATAATAACGCATATGAGAAACTTCGAGTGAAAGATGTCTAACCAGCAACCCCAATGCAGAGGGGAATGTACGACCCTGATGGCGTGTCTGTGGTGGGCACGATATGTGCACAGTTGAATATGGAATTAAAAAGACATAATGAAAAGGTTAAAAGGCATAGATTGATAGCGATATTTGTTGGTTTTTTTATTGGGGTTGTTATAGTACTAGGTGTTAAATGTTTGAAAATTTATTAATAGAAAAATATAGACCCAAAACTCTTGATGATATTGTATTATCTGATAAGAATAGACAATATTTTGAACAAATTAAAAATAAACAAGAAATTCCACATATTATGTTTGCAGGGTCTCCTGGAATTGGAAAAAGTTCGCTTGCTAAAATTTTAGTTACTGATATTTTAGATTGTCAATATCTCTATATTAATGCAAGTGCTGAATCTGGTGTTGATGTAATTAGAACAAAGGTGACAAATTTTGCCCAAACAGGTTCCATTGATGGTAAGTTGAAAGTAGTAATACTTGATGAGTGCGATGGTTTATCACAAGCAAAAACTGGTTCGGGTACAAGTGCACAACAGGCACTTCGTAATGTAATTGAAGAATATTCATCTAATACTCGTTTTATAGCAACATGTAATTATCGTTCAAAAATAATTGAAGCATTAGATTCTAGATTTCAGGTGTTTGATTTAACACCACCATACGAGAAAGTTGTTGAACGTGCAATTCATGTATTAAAAGCAGAATCTATTGTTGTTCCAGAGGAACATAAACAAAAACTTTTATCGTTAATTAAAACAAATTATCCAGACCTTCGTAAAATAATAGGTGAAATTCATAAAAACACTGTTGATGGTAAGTTAATTCTTTCAGAACAGCAAAACAAGCTTGATTTTGCTGAAACGGTGTTTGATAAAATAACTAATAAACAAATTAAAGATGTTAGATCGTTTGTTATTCAGAATGAAATTCAATTTGGGAATAATTACCATACCCTATTAAGAAATTTGTTTGATGTTGTTTATAATAGCACTTTAGATTTTGATAAAAAACGGGCAGCTATGTTAATAATAGCAAATGCAATGGGACAACATGGACAAGTAATGGATGTTGAAATAAATTGTTATGCATGTCTGTTGGAACTTAGTGAAATTGTTTAAGTTTTTGAAAACCAATCTTTACCTATACGATGTTCTAATGAACCGGAATGAAATTTAATCCAATATCCGTTATGTTCTGGGTTAATTGCTGATGCCCCGGAACCACTATATGATAATATCATTTGAGGATAATCACTAGGGTCTATATATGCATCCACCACAATATCATCTGGAGATATTAATGCTATTCCATATCCTTCATCTTTCCAATCATTAATAAAATCAAAGATGTTTATTGGTTTTCTTCTATCAGGAAGTTTATGTTGTTTTTTGATATTATTATATGCTTCTGCTAATAAATGTGTGTCTTTATCGTTCATATGTTAACCTTTATGCTCCAATAGAAGGAGATCCACTAGCAATTTCTACACTCTTGTTTGGTTCAAATTCTGTAATATCATCTTGATCTTCACTAACATCCACTGTGCCATCTACAACATTGGTAATCATTTTTCTTAATGTTTCAGAATCAATCTCACCAGAAAATTTGATTTTAAGTGTATTATCATCAAGCCATTCTTTGTTCATGTTATTACTCATGCCTTCCATACCTTCTATTTTATTTATAATAGCGTCTGGATTTTTACCGTATGGTTGACCAAATGTAATGGTATAACCTTTTAATGGTGTGTTGTTATTGTTTCCTGCTAATATGTTATCATAAACCGCTTCAAGTGTTAATTTGCCTTGATTTTTTTTGGTTACTTCTACAGGTCTTGTAATGTGTTTTCTTCCATCTGTTGGTGTAGGGTTAAATTCTGGTTTTGTGTTTTTATCTGGATTTTTACGATTCTTATCAGAAGAATTTACGGTTTGTGGCATTTCAACTTTGTTCTTTCGTTTTAAACTGTCTGGAATTGGTGATAAATTACCATTAGTGTCTACAATCTCCAAAATTTCCAACGGTACGGTAATTGGGTCTCTCCACAGCCCGGGTGCGTATTCGATAACTATATCTACAAAGTAATCTGTTGGTGCACGAGTACCAGCATTATGTCCACCGCCATAATTTCCAGTAGTAGTAGGTCTACTACTTTTAACGGCACAAACCCTTAAGTTAAGATCAGTATTCATAGCATTTTCTAGTGCTTTTTGATATGGTTCTGTATTTGCTTTAACTTTTTCGTTTTTTAATGCGTCTTTACGTATTTTTACCAGGTCCCCAGATAATACGCCGCCTTGTTCAAAGCGTGTAATGGTTGATTCAATTATAGTTTCGTATTTACCAGTAAATTTCATTATAGTTTCTCCTTAATATACATAATTATTTACTTAATATAGGATAATTATTCAGAACATTTATCGTTTTTTACAATATAATACTGGATAAATTACCCCATACGGTTAAATATTTATAACATTATGGGAAGTATTACTTTAAATAACTTAAAAAACGTTACAAAAACGGATACTGGCTATACATATGTGGATTTACATCTAGATATTGAAGAAGCCACTATTCCTACTAGTTTTACTAGTGAACGATTACGTGGTAAAGATGTTAGAGTAGATTATGATATTGATGCTGTAGCAAATTCTCTTAATAATATTTTTAAGACTACTCCGGGTGAACGATTTTTAGTACCTACGTTTGGTATTAAGTTGAAACGGTATTTATTTAGTCCTATTTCTAAACCTGTTGCAGAACAAATTGGGTTAGAAATTGTTAGGGCTATTGAATTATGGGAACCAAGAGTTACCGTGGACAGGGTTAATGTTATAGGTATTCCAGAAAATAATGAATATGAGGTAACTATTATTATTACAATAAATGCAATTAAGCAACAAATCACCTTTAATAGTATTTTAAACCAAGGTGTTGATATAGAAATAGCAAATTTAACTAGGGTTTGCTCTACGTAATAAAGGAGATTTAATATGGGCGATTGTCCTTCAACTAAAGATGGGTATTTAGCATTTTCAAGTTTGTCATTAAAACAACATATTAAAGACAGATTGAATGAAGCGGGTGTATTTAGCGATCAGAATTATGAAGGTTCAAATATTTCTGCTGTTATAGATATTATTGCATATACTTTTAATGTATTAATGTTTTATTTGAATAAGACATCAACCGAATCCATGTTTTCTGATTCACAAATTTATGAAAACATGAATAGAATCGTAAAACTTCTTGATTATAAACCAGTTGGTCTTCAAACATCTACACTTTCATTCAATGCGGCTGTTTTAGGAAGTGGAGCTACTACAAATATTGGTCTTTATACTATTCCACGATATTCATATTTCCAATTGGGTGGTATTTCGTATTCTTTTAATGAAGATATTACGTTTGCTAAAACAACTAATGGTACAGATGAAGATTTAACAGGTCTTTCAAATGAAAAATTGTTATATCAGGGAAGATATGAAGAGTATCCATTATATAATGCAATTGGTGAAGAAAATGAAATCATGTTTTTGGTTCCTGGTGATAATGTATTGATTGATCATTTTAATATTGATGTTTATGTCCGTCCAAATCCATCAGAAGGTGGACAATGGGAACAATGGAGTTCAACTCCATCATTATATATGGAAAATTCTGATGCTAAAAAATATGAAATACGACTTAATGAAAATAAACACTATGAAATTAAATTTGGTAATGGAATTAACGGTCAAAAGTTAGATGCTGGCTCTAACGTTGCTGTTTATTATCTTAAATCGAATGGTGTAAATGGAGAAGTTGGTGTTGGTGTATTAAACGGGCAAAATTTGACGGTTTATTCTACATCTCAATTTGATACTTTGTTAACAGAAGTTATAGATGGAGAATATACTGTTTTAAGTGATTTATCAACAATAGAATTTACTAATGATGTTGTTTCTACATATTCAAGCACAGAAGAAGATGCTAATAGTATTAGAGTTAACTCTCCAGGTGTTTTTAGATCTCAATATAGACTTGTAACTGAAACTGATTATGAAAATTATATTAAAACAAATTTTGCTAATCTTATTAGTGACGTAACTGTAGTGAATAACTGGAGATATTTGTCAGAACAAATGAAATATTATTATGATTTAGGAATTAATAATCCAAATTTAGCTTCTAGACCATTATTTAATCAAGTGATGTTTGGTGATTCATGTAATTTTAATAATGTTTATATACTTGCTGTTCCAAAGATTGTTTCTAGTTCAACGCAACCAGTCGTTGTGTTATTACCTGCACAAAAAGAACTTATTATATCTTCAATGCGTAGTGAAAAGACACTTACATCTGAAAGTATCATTGTTGATCCTGTTTATGTTGCAGTTTCTCCAGGACTTTCACTTAATGGAAGTGCCGTTACTCCATCGGATGCTGAAAAAACTGTATTAAATATTATTAAAGACGAAAATTCACGAAGAGACAATTCTTCTATAAAATTAGATATTGAAAATATTTTTATAGATTATTTTGATAGACAAAATGTTAAATTGGGTCAGATTATTGATGTAAAAAGTATTACTTCGGATATACTTTCTGTAAATGGTGTAAAAACCTTTTATACACAACGAATTGATAATTCTAATATTAGATCTGAACTACTTTCATTGTTAGTTTGGAATCCAATTTATACAGGTGATGCGACTACATTACTTACTAATTATGTTTTGCCATATTTTAAGTTTGCATATTTGTATAATTCTTCTAATTTTAGTAATTATATTAAAGTTACTAGTGAATCAAAAATCTTTGAGAATATTGAATTTTAATAGGATAATATAATGAGTTTAGGAGATCCCACAAAACTTAAAGATGCCCTTGTGTTTGTTAATAATCCTCCACCATCAGAGGCTACACAAATAAATGCATGGCCATTTACTATATACGTATCAGCAGCAGATACTGATGAACATTGTATTGATTTGTATTCACAGTATTCAAGATCACGTCCGTATCAATTTCCACAAGGTACATGGTCACATCTTCTTCCACAATGGAGATTTGAAGATTTAAATGGCAATCCTATTGATAGTATTATAACAACGGATACTCAAATAACTGATGTTTCTGGTACTGTTATAGGGGTAACTGGTATAGCGCAATTTTATTATGTTGATGATATGCCAAGTTATGATTATTCATCACCATTAATGATTTGGGCAACACTTGAAGTGTCTGGACGTCCAGTATTATATGATATACAAGGAATAGAACTTGCAGGTTATGCAAATAGTAAAATTATTAAGGGTGAACCATATTATATTAATGGGTTTCCACCAACACATTTAACAATTACACGAAATGGTATTGATGATATTGCTAATATTAAATGGGTTGATAAACCATTTAGGTATACTACAGTTATTAAAAGTAATTGGTTAAGTGGTATGTGTGGTAATGTTTCAGGTGATTGCATTGTATTTGATTATCCACAAGAAGAAGCTAATCTTTTTGCTGCAACACATGAAATACATAGAGATGTTCGTTATGTTCCAGCATCTGCTCAAAGTTGGCTTCCTCTGTCTGCGTATTTTTTGAGGGAAGACCAAGAAACAACTTTATATGTGGGTGGGTTTCAAATAGGAAGTATTCAGTCTAGTGATTCTGTACTTAACACTCAACTTTCTGCATGGGTAGGTATTCAATCATGGGGATCATATCGTGATACACCATATGTTTGGATTTCTAATGGTGAAATGCAAAGATTAAATAGAGTTGGTTTGTTATATAGTTTTGGTGGGGTTACATATACCAATCCGTTATTGCCGGACATTCAAACATATTCATATGATGTTAGTGGTGGTATAGGAAGTTATTCTGTTGAAACTTCTGCTGTTAGTGGAACACCATATTGGTCTGGAAGTGCTCTTACTGTTGATATTTTTGGTGGCATTTATGGTATGGCTGTTGGTCCTTGTTATGATATATGGGCTGTTGATTCAGAATTAGATCAAATGTATCATTTTTCTACAAACGGAACAATGTTAACATCAATTGATATTCTCCCAGAAGGATCTTCTCCGCAAGCTATAGTTTTAGATAGTAACTTAAATAAATGGGTTACATTATATGGTGCAACATCAACAGTTAAATTTGATATAGACGGTAATCTTACTGGTTATGTTGCTGTTCCTCCTGGATTAATTACTGATCAATTTTCCGTAACTGGTGATCCAGATTCTATTTTAATTAGACCAATTCAAGTTGAAACTGATAGTGAAGATAATATTTGGGTAACATATAAGCATGCTCTTAGTAGTATGTTACTTAAATATGATTCGTATGGTGTGTTTATTACGTCTTGTAATATTCCTATTAGTGCACAACCTCAAGGATTAGTTGTTGATCCTTGGGATAATTCTGTTTGGGTATCTGATACTTATGAAATTCTAGTTGATCCATATTCTTGGACTTATGCTGCAAGTGGTGGGACAATTCAACACTTTAGTTCTGCTGGTGCATTTATATCTAGTTTTGTTGATATTCCACATCCTGGTTACATGTCAATAGATGTTAATAGAAATGTTTGGTTTACATTTGGATATTCTGGTATTGGAGTAATTAGTGGTAGTGATGTTTTACAATATTGGTTGACTGGTGGTACGGTTGTTCCATATGGGGCAGAAGAAATTGCTGTTGATAATTCATTGTTAGGGTTTAATGATAGAATTAAGGGTATTGCTATTGATGGAAGAAATAGAGTATGGGCATTAAACAGTAGAGATTCAGACGCATATGTTATTAATGCAGATAATATTTCAGAATACGTTGTTGTTAGTATTTTACCACACAATGTAGATGCTATAGAATTTAGTATTCAAGGTATGGGTGATTGGACTGGTTGGCATTGGTTACAAAAATATTATTATCCAACAGCAACAACATTAGAGTATGTAATATCAGGAGTTAGTAATAGATTTAATATTAATGAATTTTCAAATAATTTTGAGATTAGAAAATTTAACGATAGTTGGGATGCCACTCAACAAATTCATGATTATGCTCTTCCAGAAAATTTATATGAATATAATAATTTATTTGATGTTTATTTAAATGCTATGGTAGGTGGATTATCTGCTGAACAAGAATCCATCGGACGAAAATCATATGAACGAATAGCAAATTTTGTTCAAAACCATGTTGATATTGATACGTGTGGTATTGATCAATTATATTCATTAGCTAATGAACTTGATGTTCCTATGGATGATTATACTATTGATTTTCCTGTTAATTTAAAACGTCTTATGGAAATAATTTCTATTTCACATCAAAGATTATGGGGTGCAAGATGTAAATGTAATAAGAAATTTTCTACTAAACAAACATGTACAGTATGTGGACATAATCATTGTTTAAATAGAAGCACAACTGTATTAGATATAAATACGGATATTCTTACTGGTGGTAATAAAATTGTTGTTAAACCAATATTTGGTTTAGATACGTATGATATATTAACTACCCCATTAACAGTAACAAGTGGGGTATGTAGTGTTAGTGTATATCCTATATCAGCAGCAAATTCAATTTCTTGGTTAACTTCTGCAAATTATGATAATTATTATTTTTATAGATATATTCCTACATTTTGTGACATACAAGTAGATGGAGTAATTAATTGGGAGGATTCATATACTACATTATCAGAAAATGTATCTTCGTTATCTGAATGGTATGGTAAAAACGAATTGGTGGATATTATGTTAAATTATAATTTACATGAAGGGTTACAATTCAATTTGGAGTAATAATGACAATTTTAACAAAATATTCTAATACACAAGATACACAATCAAAAACATATAGTACTCAAAAACAATATATTGAGTCTTTAAATACAACAGAAGATATACCACTTCCAGATGATTTTAGAACCCCATTTACATATAAACAATGGGTGCAACGAAATGCTGGCATTATTCCAGGCAAGGAATATGCTCAATATAATCAATACCTTAAGAGTTGGCATCAAAATACATATACGGTTTCAGACACAATAGAACAGGTGCAAGAAGATTATTATGCGCTTATTAATGAATTGAGTGTTGTATTTTCTACTCCAGAAGAAGCGGCTTGGTTTGCAGAACTTGATATAACAAATGATCTTGATCTTGAAGAAGCAATTCCTATGTTTACCAAAAAACTTAAAGAAATTGCTATTTATTTTATAAATAAACGAGATGCAGTTAAAAAAGCAAAACTTAAATATAATATGGTTGGAAGTAAAAATGCACTTAAAAGACTTTTTTATGAATATCTTCTTAAAGCGTTTACACAACGACAGTATGTATTAAATGTTCCCGAACAATCAGCTTATGATACCTTTCCAGCGTTAACAGCAGTACGTGATGGGTTTCAATTGTTTATCGAAGAATTATATGATGATACATCATATTTTGATAAAGACCCAACAGTTCCAATTTCTAGTTATTATGATTTTACTGATGCTAACGTTATAGAGTATTATAATAATCTTTCATTTGAATTATCTTCTGCCCCATGGTTATTTCAAACAGGAATATCTGAAATTCATAGTGATGATCCATTATTATGGACACTATCAGGAATGTTAAATGAATATAATGTATCATCAATAACTGCATTGCCATTATCAACATTTTCTGCATTTGATGGCAACCTTTTAAACAAATATGTTAATATTCTTACTACACAAAAATATCTTGGTGAACAACAATATATAATATCTGGTGGGTATTATGAATTAGACGTTAGAACTGTTGAACATGATTTTATTTCTGGTAATAATTGGTTTTATTGGCCCTCTGGAGAATATTTTAAAGAAAATATTAATGATATTATTTTTGATCCAATATCATTATCGTCATGTAGTTTAATAAGTGATGGTGCAAGTGCTGCAACAGATTATAGAGATGCTGATAAAGTATTTACTCAAGTTGGACAGTCTATTTCTGGTGCATGGTTAAGATACACCGAAAAATATATACAAGACGAAACAATGTATGCCACATTATTTACTGATGATAATACTAGATTTAGATTTCCATTTCCCGGCTATGGTTTAAGTGGTGAAGGTGTAGAATGGACTGGAGCACAATTAACAAACGTCTTTCCTATGGATAGATATGATGATGATATAGTTGATATTTATTGGAAAACAATTCCAACATCAGCAATTGAAACAATATCAATTCATGATACCACACTTATAGATTCTGGTGCATATGCTACACAAGAATATAATAATTCAGATGAAGTTTCAGTTCGTATAACACCTAATGTTGATAAAATTCATGACATAAATCCAAATGAAACATATAAGGAAAAATTTGATCGTGCATGGTTATATAGAATGCTTAATACTGATTTACCATTACTTGTTGGAAAAAATTATATTAATTGGCCCATACATACATATGATAAAGACGATACTTCATTATCAATATCAATACCTTCAAGCCAATGTGTTAGTATTCCGTTAATATCATTAAATGTAGAAGATACAATGATAGGAGCAAGGGCTGGTTATGGTGTATACGATAGTGATCTTATTTATAAATTAGATTCCTCAAATGGATACCCAACAGAATGTGCATGGTTAAGTGGTACTAATATTGATACTTTAGCGGGTGTTAGTGCAACGTTTATGTATAATGCAACAGGAAAAATACAACCATCACTTACGTTAAGATGTAAACCAGGAAATTTTGAAACTTTTGTTTGGCATGATCAACCAACTTATATTAATAGTACTACAATATGTCATCACGAACATCAAGTTGATTGTACTTATTATGTAAATACACATAAATCAATATATAGCACTAAAGATGTTGGGTTAGAAAAATTACTAACAAATGGAATTGGTGGATGGAATGATTGCACATGTAGAGCAATTAAATATTCTCCATTAGGACATCCAGGAGATAATTATAGTGATTATTCGTATATGACAGATATTGTATTTGTTGATACGCAATTTCCTGATACGTTTGATATTGATAGTTGGAGAGGTACGGATTCACTTCCATATAATACAAGTAAAGATTTTGCGTTCTTTAAACTTTCTGGTGGCAACACATTAGAACCAGATGTTGGTTGGGGTCCAGGGGCATGGAAAACTGGTGACGATTCAGAATTTCAATTTAATCCTGGAGTTGTTTACAAATATCTTCGGGCTAATCTTTATAGAAATCCAGGAGATTTACTTTTTAATGCTGTTCCTGAATTAATAATTAAACAGCAATATACCAACACCCCATCAGCTAGATGGATGAAAGCTATTATAAATAGTAACGGAAATTGGGAAGGAACCGAGGAACGAAGTCCTATGATTCTTGACCCAGGAGATTATATAATATATGATCACATTGATTCTAATTGGTATTGTTTGTCTTCTGAAGGAACTGCTGGTTTTACATATACAGAATCTACATCTACTAGAAACATTGATAGTGAGTGGGCAAATTATGATTATGTCACCATTGATAGTGTTGTAAATTATTTATGGCCATCAACAGTTTCTGATACTACTCCAACATCACATGTAGCATCAGAATTATCTGCTGTTACATGGACAGTAACTCCACCAGTTGGTTCAACAATAACAGTGTCATCAATTAATCCGTTTAATTACTTTGCGTTTATTGCAGATCAAATAGGAACATATGTTGTTACAGCAATAGGATATGGACCATTTGGTACTGAATCAACCACAGTAACTCCTAATTTAACTTGTGTAGATACTCTTTCTATACGTAGTGCATCAGGTTCATTAGCAATTGAAACTGTATATAACGATAGAATTAATATGTTAATTAATATTCCACTTACAGGATGGAATTATACTACTAATGCGTTTGACGGTATATCTCTTGGTGCAAGACCATTTTGGGCAAAATCGTATGATAATTCATCTACTCAAAATAAACAAAAGGGTACAATGAAATGGGGTGGTGGAATACGAACAACTATAGATGATTATACGCTTGTAACACAACCAAATATCGCAACACTATCATTCGTTTCCAATTGTTATGTTGATTATATAAGACGTGATAACAATTCTATTATTTGGGAACAACCTGTTGAATTTATAGTAAACGAAGGAACTTCAGAATGGTGTAAACTTGTAATTGATCCATCTAGAGCATCACCACTAGATGATTATCTTTTTAATATAACAAACGAAATGATTGTATCTGCAACAACTGTTCCAACAGATATAATATTTACAAACGAAAATGATATGTTTGTAAATTATTGGGCAAATGGAGATTTTACATGGAATCAACAAATTGTAAATTCTACTAATGGCGCACCTCCAACAGGTGGAAAATGGATTCCTGCAATATCAGGAAATTTAGTTACACCATTAATACCATGTGCTAATTTAACTAATAGACATTTTCCTACTATTGCAACAGCACCGTATGTTGGTAATTTATATAATATAGAAACGTTTGGTGGTTATTTTATACCTAAAATGTTAGGTGCTAGTATTTATATAGGAAGAGATTGGACAAATGTATTAGACCCTAGTGTTTTATCAGATGATGTTGATGCTCGTGGAATTACAGCATCGTTTCGTGATGTAGCAACGTATATTGGAAATGATAGAGGATTATCACATAAAAACCAACTTTCACCAATTGTTAATATTGATAGTGATCAAAGGTGGCAGAAGGCTACAATAACAGAAGGATTAAAGGCTGGAGAAGTTGTAGGTGTAAAAGAATATCAAACATATATTCCATATCAAACAAAATATGAAAGCACTGGATTTAATTTTAATGGGTTGCGTGTACAAAGTGATTTGTATGATCCGTTTACTGGTGATTTTGATATTACATGGGCAGACCCTACATACTTCCCACCAAATTTTAGAAATGAATATGATATTATTGGTTGGTATAATAACAAATTACCAGAAGATACATTTATTTTCCAATGGAAAACAGATATTTTTGGAAATCAATATACATTACTTAAAGATACTACCATAACTGGTGTTTATAATAAAAGACAAGCATATGGCGAAATGTGGATGCGTAATCAAGAAAGTATTATTGCTCCTATAAGTGCAATATTTCCAACATATGATTTGTATCAAGATTCTATATCATCAGTTAACTACTCAATAAAAGATTTTGATTTGTGGTTTGATACATTAATGCTTAAAACATCTTCACATGTTATTATTGAACATCTTAGTTTTGATTGGGTTAATAATACAATTTATACTATTGCGGATAATATTGATGTTATTGACTTACAAACATCGAGTGGTGGACAGTATGGTGGTCATTATTTATTTGACGAAGAAAAACTTGTAACATTTTGTCAAGTTCTTTCAGATGTAGATCATAATACTGTTTATCCAATATTATATAATTATGACATTGATAGTATCGAAAAAACTACACTATTTAATTTAAGTGGTAATAGTATGATTAATGACTTATCAGCATTACAATTGAGTGTAATAGAAGAACCTAAATTTTCATATAATGAAAATACTAAAACATATAATATATCCTTTATAGGTTATAGTGATATTTATACTGGTATTATATTTATAACAATGAATATAAATAATACTAATGGATTAGAAAATGTATATGCAATTACACCTTCGTTGTGTGGTGGACCATAAAGATTTATATTTTTGTTAAATTACATATTGTAAACGGTTTATTGGGTTATAAATATTAATAACAGGT